TATCACCAATTTGTGATAATGGAAACGTTTTGTTGTCATCAGTAATTGTTTGCCCAATTGTTAAAATAGGATCACTACCAACACGATACGTTAAGAAATCTATTTCAGTTCCAGACGCAACACTAAATTGATATCTTGCATCAACCTTTTCGACGGTGACTGTTTTACTGTTCGCACTATTTAATGCTGTGCCAAATACAGACGTGAATGTAGCAAAAGATGTCTTGGTCAAGATTGCGCTTGCAGAAGGCGCAGGAGTGCCATCTACTTCAAACTCATCAAATAACTGCAATGTTGAGTTGTCAACATCGTTGCGAATAGTGACCCGCACTTTATCACCGTCTGCAAGAGCGGTTGAGGCGGCATCACCATCAGTCAACACCCCGCTAAAAGTATTTGTTCCGTTTGCGTTAATCTGTACAAACCCACCATTGTTAGAATAACTAATAAAGTTAGAACCACCGTCACCAGTGTTTGTGTCTGCACTTACCGTTTCAGTAGCAATTGGACTTGTGAAATCTGAAAGAGTGTTGCCTGAGTATGGTGACCCAGAAGTAGGAAGCACTTTGATTTCGCTATTGCCTAAGACACCAGAAATAGTAACAGTTACATTATTGACCACTGTTACTGTGACACCGTTTGGTGCAAAAATTGAAGGTGTGGTTCCTCCTATAACTTCAATCGTAATTGATCCAGTAGAAGCACTACAGAACACAGCAGCGTTTGCATCACCAGTAGAACCACCGTTCGCATCGGTGCCAGTAGAAAAATCTCCAGAAGTAAATGTCCAGTTGGTGAACTGAAACGATCCAGTAGTTGCATTGATTTCTACTGCGTGACCACTAGGTGTGCCAGATACCTCAGCGTTAAACGTCAAATTAGTTTGATTAACGACTTCAGAAGCCGTATCGACGAGCATTACTCCATTGGCACTATTAGATCCATTGAATGTGCAGTTTGTAACTTCAGTGCCATTGAAAGATATTTGATCACAACCAGTAAATGTACAACCAGAAACAGATTTTGAAATGTTATTTGCGCCAAACGTTTGTGTGCCAATATTAACAAATCCACAATTGGACAATGTTAGAGTGTCTACGTTTGCATCCGACCAGTCAAAAACTGGACGCGAACCTGTCGCACGAGTAACTCCGTTAAAAGCAGAGTTCGTAGCAACGAAAGAATTAGTCCCCGTTGTATTGCCAACAACACGAAACAAAAAATTGCCTGAAGAAATAGTTTCACCTAGAAGGAAAATAGATTCGTTAGACGTTTCGAAATATGAATCAGCAGTTCCAGTATCGCCCCATTCGGTTGAAGAAAAAATACTGAATGAACCTGTAATCGGTTGAGATACAATTCCCCACGGAGCAGTTCCGGTAGCAACATCATCTGTCGCTACATCACTGAATGTTTCAGGAGTTCCGACAGTACCACCGTTGATCGTTAGATGATAATCTGCATTTGCATCATATGCTATGTAATCAAGAAACAAGTTCGTGATATTACCACGAGCTTTCGCAGCGTGAAGAGATCCAAATCCAACTTGGGTTATTGCTGCGATTGATAGAGTTCCTGTTCCTGCATACACAACGTCTGGAGTAGTAAGATTTATATTACTAGTGTCTAACTTATAACCTATCCAATATCCAGAAAGTTTAATCCCACCACCATCATTTCCACCAACAGTATAACCATATCTACGAGTTCCATCACCTAATACAATTTGTACTCCGTTATTGGCTTCTGTGTCAGTCAAATTATCTTTTGCGATAAGATAAACCGTAGTGCTTGTTAAGTTTAGGTTTAAAGCAGTTCCCGCAGAATTATTAGTTGCAAAAGTTGCTTCATCTGTATTGGTGTGTTGGACTTCAACTGCTCTCGCGCCTTCATAAAAAAATCCAGCAACGTTTGTGTCACCGAGCTGAGAACCATCAGTTGAAAAGTTTGCGGAACTTTCGCAATCATTAATTTCTATTCGATTATCGACTGCCATTAGGGTTGTCCATACCAATTAGAGATAATAACACTCGCGGCATTCGGACCATAAATGAAACTACCAGTATTGGGTTGATTTATGGTTACGTGCAAATCATCTTCTGTTATATGACTTAGATTGTCTAAGGGAGTATTTCCAAAAATTAACACCACATCTGAATCTTGTGGGATCTCTGAAATAGTATTTGATCCACCGCTTTCAATAAAAACTTTCTTTCCAGTCACATTGGATAAACAAGAATCCATCGTGTTATATTGTTGCCAAGTTGTTCCGGAAAGAGCAGGATCGTCGGAAATAGGAGTAAAGCAGAACTGAACATCGTTAGGTTGAACAGCAAACGCCGCCTTTATTTGACGCCAAAGATTATACTCATACTCGTTTGGTATCTGTTCTGTGTCCCATCTGCCAACAATTGTAATCATTACTTGCCTTCCAGTATGTCTTCTACTTCCCCGACAAGTCCTTCATCCATTTGTTTTTTAAACGCGAGCACATCTTCTAGTTGGAGATGCCATTGAGGTTCTTCGTTTCCTTCTACAAACGAAACAGTACCGTCTTTGTTGCGAACCATATCATTGTCCATTTCAATTTCTATGCACAATCTTTTTTCGTTGTTCGCAATATATAAAACCTCTTCCGTAGTACGTCCAAGGATAGCGGCCGCCTGTTCTAAAGTTATTCTCATAATATTATCCTATTCAAATGGGGCACCGAGGTGCCCCGTTATATCATTATTCTGGGTCTGCGTAGTTTCTTTCGAGAGCAGATACTACTGAGTACGGGTTGTTATCGATTCTGTCGATAATCTGATTACCCAGTTCCACCCATGATCCACTATTTAGACCTAATGCTCGAATCGCAATTGAAGGATCGTTTGTTCCTGCATTGTCAACTCTGTCTTTCTGAGTGTTGCCATCATAGTCATATGTGAAAACAAACTGGTTGACATTAGCACCAGTTAAGTTTGCTGGCGCAAGAGTTGCGGTAATGCTTCCTGTATTCTCTACAGTAGTACCTGCCGAATCGACAAGGATAGCACCGGGAGAGTTGAGCGGATGAGTCTGAATTCTTCCGCTTGCTACAGCAGCATCATCTACAATCGCAACATCGTCTAGAGTGTTAACCCTTAACGTTTGGTTAGAGTTAAGAGACTCAAGCACCTTGAGAATAACGCCGTTGTTTGCAGAAGTTCCCATACCTTGAAGTTTGATATAGTTATCACCTTCTGTAGTTGCGTCAATACCACCAGTTAATACAGGGTTAGCACCATTATCTTCACCTGATCCTGAGAATCCGGTTAGTAAGATGTTTGCACTATCAAGTGTTCCGTCTCCTGCCGCTGGACCAGCATTAGCAATCTGTACAGAAGTACTACCAGTTCCATAAGATCTTGTGTGATCATAATACACAAAGAACTTGGCTTCTGATGAGTCAGACAAAATGGTATCCGAGAATGTAATTGTTCCGTTTGCAGTGAACGGGAAGGTTCTTTCTGCACCGGTATTATCAAGGAATGCCAAGTTGTTAACGTCTGTGCTTAAGAAGTTGATGATTGCTACACCAGTTCCACCGCCATCAACGTTAGTAACACTTTTAGTTTTCAGGGTAGGACCAACGAACTGAAGCAGTTCGTCCTGCAGTTTACCAATCTTAGACTTGATAGGCGAACCAGTAGTTTGGTCAGAGTCTTCGATGTTAACCTCTTGACGCAAACGTTGTTGTACCCAAGAGTACAACTCATTCTTGCTAAGTCTAGCAGAAGCACTAGCACTGCTACCATCGTCAGCATCGATAAGAACACCAAACGAGTAACCACCACCACCTTGTAAGTCTTTTGTATAACCCAAAGTATCTGAAGTTACAGTTGAATTCAAGTATCTAATAGTAGGACCATTGTTATCTGCTGAGTCATATTTGTTGCCTGCCTGACTATTAGCATCAAGCACTGCATCACTAACAGTAACATCAAGGTCAGTACCTTCTACAAGCGGGAATCGCTGTACGTTAAATGGCAACTGAGTACCTGCTGCAAGACCAATATCTGTAGTGTCTGTTTGGTCATAAGTCTTTGCTTCTTGTCGAATGAACAATCGGAGAATATCACCACGGTTATCAGTTCCGCCATTTTCGAAAACTTTAATTGCTTGGTTTACTTCACCGGGAAAAGAGAAATTAAATGGACCTGCTTTTGCTTCCTGCGTAGCAGAATCAAAGAAACCGTAGTAAACGATATCCTGATCTGCAGCACCGATAGTACCAGTTTGCTCACCGTCAATATTACCCAGTGAGATAACACCGAGGTACTGTCGATTCACAGTTGAGTTGTCTTCTGCAATCTCTCTCCACCCACCAGTACGGATAAGGTCACGTGAACTATCGTCTGCCATTTTCCAACCATAGGAAAATTCAAACTGTTCCGGTGTAATAGCAGTGAGAGGAAATGGATAAGCAATCAATTCTTTGCCAGTTGGGTCATCTTTCCATTGCTGCTTTAAAAAACTATAAAGACACTGGAGTGTAACTCCGTCTTCGTCTAGAAGTGCACCCTGCCCATTAACATCGGTACCATCTTGTCCGTTGTTGAGACGGATAGTTCTGTTCGCGGTGTTAATAAAAACAGTAGGTCCACCTGAAATAACCTTATTGACAGCACTGTCTGTCAAAAAATCTGGATCTACGATTGTTGCCATTTAATTTCTCCGATAATAGCGTCTGATATGTTTTATTTATAATTTTAGTACGTTAAACTCAGTCTATCATCCCAAATTTTTGTAAACTCTGCAGTGCCATCTGCCCAGATAATTTCATAATCATCACCAGATTGCTGATCAACTCTTTTGATTCTCCATTTAGCATCAGAGGTAGCAGTTCCGGGCAACGCTTCTCCAATGTAAATGAAGTTATCTACAGTATCAATCAATCTGTTGTATTGTACTTCCAAATCTGCTTTCAACCTATCTAAAATGTTTACAAACGATTCTACCACAAACTTCTTTTTGTTAGGATCGTATATCAAAATACTATCGCCAACAACACTAGACAACCTAGTCTTATCGACATCAGCATTGTCTAGAATCTTGTAAGAACCACCACCGCCAATAGTGCTTAGTGAACGATTGATCCTATCAATCTGGTTCTGTATGTTTTTATCAACGGTTGCTTTGTTCTCAGTCAACCGTTCGTTGAACTGTGCTAATGCTTGTTCGAATTCTTCTCTGTAGTCTGGTGCTGGTGTTCCGGGTTCTCCCCTTTCTCCCTGTGCTCCATCCTTGCCATCGCGTCCAGCAACTCCGGGTATGCCTTGTTCACCTTTTTCACCGCGTTCTCCACGAGGTCCTTGTGCTCCGGTTTCGCCTTTGTCTCCTTTGACACCCATGGGTCCTTGTGCGCCCACGTCTCCCTTGGTTCCATCAATGCCGCGATCACCTTTTTCGCCACGAAGTCCAGTATCTCCTTTGTCTCCTTTGATACCTTTTTCACCGCGTTCGCCTTTGTCTCCCTTATCTCCTTTGACACCTTGGATTCCTTGGGGACCCACATCTCCGGTATCACCCTTTTCTCCTTTCTCTCCGGTATCTCCTTTCTCTCCGGGGATACCTTGGAGACCTTGTTCACCAATAGGTCCGGGTGCTCCATCATTACCAGCGGCACCACGTTCTCCGCGTTCGCCTTGATCGCCTTTATCCCCTTTGAGACCCATGGGTCCTTCAGTTTTCTGAACCTCTTCCAGAACATCGAAGATCCTGTCTTCTAATTTTTTAAGTTCTTCTTTTGTGTGAGCAATTGCAAACGCAGAAGAAATTATTGGGTTAACCTTGTTCATTGATCTTGTTCATATACCTTGTCATTTCTTCCAGTAACTCATCCTCATGTGTGGGTATATATTTTTCTTCTTTCTTTTTCTTTTTATCTACGTCCCCACCATTCACGTTGATAGTCACCGGTTGAGGCGCGGGTGCTGGTTCAGGTGCTGCTGGTTCGTCCATAGGCAACTCCTCTTCAGCATCAGTATCGATCTGACCTTCACCGTCTTCGCCTTCAATTTGCTTTTTCATTTCCTCTATTTCATCATCATCTAAACGAAGAACATTCTTCCATATCCAATCCTTAGAAAGATATTCTCCTGCAAACTGTGTTGCTTCTGACATAAGACCAAGACGATCACGCATGATCTCTGCTTCTTTCAGTTCAACATAATGATTGTCTTTGATGAAGTCAACAAGGATATCTTCTTTCCAAGAATCCCAATCTTGTTCTGTAATAATCTGTTTGAGTATCAACTGCTTGCGAAGTATGTTCAGGAAAACCTGTGAGAAACGCCTTCTTAGTCTGTCAATAAACTTTTGAAACTTTACTTCGTCTCTTGTAATCTCCGTGCTTCTGCCAAGAGAAAACTGTGCTTCCTGTTCTAATCTATTGACAGGAACATTTAGACTACGATATAATCTCTTTTGAAAATAAATGATATCATCAATCTGTCCTAAATTATCGCCACCCGGAAGAGTAGAAATCTCTGTGCCTCTACCGCCTTCTCTTCGTGGTAACCAGAAGTCTTCAAGCATTGACATGTGCTTGCGATCATCTTTCAGTTCTCCAGTATTTGCATCATAGACCAACTTGTTACGGTACTTGGTCATAATGTCTTTCATGTACTGTTCTGCTTTGCCTCGTGGCAGATTACCTACGTCAATGTAAAAGATTCGACGTTCAGGTGCACGAGCAAGACGATAGATGACCAACGAGTCTTCCATCATACGCAACTGGTTGATAGGTTTTAATGCTTTGTGTAGATGTGATACAACTTTCTTTTTGCTATCGTCAAGCATTCCTGATGTAACATATGTTATAGAATCATTAGAAAACTTAACTGCGGATTGATTAGATCCCGGTTTTTCTTCGTAGAGGTAAAACTCATCTACGTTCTCAATAATTTGAGCACCGGTTATAGGATCTTTCTTTCGCTTTACATTTTTAACTTTACGAATTTTTGATGAATCGATATTCCTAATCTCTTGAATACCTGCCTTCATGTTTGATTCGTTTACTAGTAGATGATAATATATTCTGCCATCGACATACCAAGAGCGGAATATATCATGACCCAACTCGCTGAACTTAAGCAGTTTTAATACTTGCTTAAATTCTTCTTGTATAGATTTTTTTACTTTGTCTGAAACTTCAATCTCGTCTAAGTTGATTTCGACATTGGAAGTGAGTTCAGAAGCAGTGATAGACTCATTGACAATCTCTTCAATTGCCATATCGACTTCGGGGTTCATTGAAACCCCACGGTACTTCATAATCAAAGAATGTACGTCTTTAGAATTGTCGCCTTCTAGGTTAACGTATTGACCATAGTAACCCGCCTGCGTGGTTACATATCCAGCACCGTCATCGTCTGTAGGCGGAACAACAGACTTCAAAGTAGGAGAGGGTTTGCTGTCCTTCTTTGTTCTTTTTAATTCAAAACCAAATAACTTAAGTAAACTATCGTCTGCCATTTACGTGCCCTAAAAATTAGAAATCGGGGGTTCTTGATGAACCCCCTTTATCTATACTACTATTAACTGGTGGTATTTGATTCCCAGTATTGATATGAGAACTCAACATCAAACTGTTCTATAGCAGTTTGCTGATCATAGTCCAAAGCAATTTCACCAACTCGAATTGGGAAAGCACCTCGGAAATCATATCGTTTTAGAACAGTTTCGTCTCTATCTAATTGCTCAACTGTAAGATCGGTTTGGTAATCCGTTGGGTTAGACAAACCTGTGTTAGCAGAATGAGCATTAATACCGTTAACCCAACGCTCCATAGAATCTCTTACAACAAAACCTGTATCATTTAAAATTGTTACGGTCCAGTTGTCGAAGGTTCTGTCACCTGCCATCTTGAGAATACGTCCCCTAAAAGGAACCTCAATGATGCCAGTTGAAGCAGCAGGTAACTGTGCAGTACGGCAGAGAAAAGATGTCAGTTCAACATCTCCTCCTGCATATACTGGGAAGTTTAGCGTAACCTTAAATAGATTAGCGCGAGCACCTCCACCAGTCAGTTTTGATTTAAAGTCATCGACTCCTAAAATTGCCATCTAGACTCTCCTTATACTACGCCAACCACTTCTTCAAACTCTACTCCCGTTCTCACCGCAACGAAGTTCAGCGTTACGAAGTTGATTGAACGAGCAGGTTTGATGAAGATGTTTGCTACGAAACGATTTGAATCAATCACAGCAGCAGTGTTGTTTGTTTCGTCACACACAACTCTGAAATCCGTGATCCCTCTTCTTCCTTGTATTTCACGCAAGAACGGTTCGACGATCCCGACAAACTCTGATCGAGTAAACTCGTCGTTAAATTCAAACAAGACATTTTCTGATGCCTGTTTGATTGCTCTTTCGATAGTAAGGAAAAGTCTTCGTACATTAATGCGATCAAACGCACTTGGGCGAGACTCTTTCGTCTTATCTCCGTAAAGCAAGATTCCCTGCCCCGGTAGATTTACGATTGGGTTAATGCCTGCTTTATATAGCGTGTCTCTTGCTGCTCTGTCTGCGTTCCACGCAAGAGAAGTTACACCGAAATATAATCCTCTTCGTTGTCCTGCAGGAGAGAACCAAGGTGCTGCTACCTGATTAGTCAAGGCACAAAGACCAGCAGTAGAACTTGCTGCAGGAATAAACAAATACTGATCGCTATACTTATCATATACCTTAAGTAAATTGCTATCGGTAATGAGATAAGAAGAAGCAGCATAGTTTATACCAGTAACTGCAGTAAGAATTGCACTAGCACTTGCTTGATTCAAAACGGCATTTCTGCTAGGTGATGCGAAAGCAACACAATCTTTTCGTTTCGTGGCAGCAATGCCTGTTACGTAATCTACTACAGTTTTATGGTCAGCATCACTTACCATGCTAGGACAAATCAGGAGATCTACTGTAATCGTCTCAGGATCGTCAAATGTGTCCCATCCGGTTTCATAATTTCCTGTGGTTAATGCAGGACTTTCTACACCGTTTGCTAGTTGTAAGTTGCCGTTAGCAATACCGCTTGTAAATGTCGTTTCTTTTGCACTGCCTAACTGGGTAAGTTCTGAAATATCAGTAACCCAAACATAGTTAGACTTAGCATTGATAACATCAACAAGATAGTTGTTGCTTCCGTCTGATGTCAAAGCACCTTTGATCTGCGATACATAGGGAAACTTTTCTAGGACTGCGCCGGGAGTTCCTGTAAATGTTCCGTCTTCGTCAATAACTGCTACATGGACTTCATCGTCTGCGCCACCATAAGTTGCTGCGTAAGATGAAGTTCCGGGTGCACCGTCAAACTCTGCTGCTAGATCTACAGCAGGGTCAGTGAGTGCCCATGTTGCGAAGTTTGCGGAATCAGAACAGAAAGCAAGACTTAAACTGTTTCCTGCAGTTCCGGGGTATTTTGCGATAACTTCATTTGAAAGCAAACCACTTTCTTGATATTCAAAATCTGATCGATTTTTAACCATTGAAGAAAGAGTGCCAGCATGAATAGCATTTCTTGCGCTGCTACCTGCTGCTCTCGTTACATACAACGCGCCTGAATATTTTAAAAAGTAAGATGCAGACAAGAAGTCAATTGCAGCACTGTCGTTACTCAGTGCAGGGGATCCAAATGCTTCCACTAATCCTGCCTCATTAGAGACTAAAACCGGTTGCTCCACTGGTCCCCAATTAAAGTCTCCTACAAACGCACCCGTAGAAGTATCAACTGCTGGCACTACGCCAGATAAATCAACTTCTTTGACTGTGATGTTTGGAGACGCGAATTGATTAGCCATAATCGTGTCCTTTTTTTCGTTTACCTATGATAAGAAAACATAATACGGAGAATTTCACTATGTTTTTATTTATAAATAATCGAAATTTACCACATGTCAGAAGTGTCAACGGGTTGCCAGACTCCCCATTCTTTTGCTTGGATTTCTTCTCTTGTTATAATCTCTTCAATATATTCACTACCATCATCGATAACACCAAAGGGTACAACATCTGCTTCAATATCTTTCATCCTTTGTTCAAACAACATGTTCTTCAAGTCAATGTCAGACATATTGTAGAACATCTCTGTACCCACAAAAAAACCAAACATAACTAAGTTCATCATCAAGTCATCATGGTTGCCTTCTGATGCCTCGTATGACTGACCTTTGAGGACAAAAGTGGAGATCTCCATGATAGTCTCTTCATCGACAATCTCTAACTTCTTTTCTTCTAATAGATCTTTAATACCGGAACAACCAATGCGCTTGGTCCTACGGTTCATTTCCACACCGATTTGAGAAGACTTGATAGCAGAAGAAACGTGCACGTTCTCATACTCTATGTCATAATATAGTCCATTGCAGACTACAGCACCTTGATCATTATTCTCAATAACGACATATGCATTATTGTAAACGGCAGCATACTTATATATAATATTAGGGAAGAGTATTGGAGAGATAGTATTG